TCGACCGACAATCACATCCTCAGCGAGCTGATCGATTACGGCATGAAGATCCGCGCCGGCGAGTTCGAGGACGACAGTTTCACCGTCCACCTGCACGCCGCAAAGCCGGACGCCGAGCTGCTCGACGAAGCCGAGTGGCTGAAGGCCAATCCGGCGCTTGGCGACTATCGCGATTTCGACGAGCTGCGGCAGACGATGATGCGGGCCGAGAAGATGCCGAGCCTCGAGGCATCGGTCAGGAACCTTTACCTAAATCAGCGGGTGGAACCGACTGCTCCGTTCCTGACGGCGAACATCTGGAATCGCGGCAACGGCGCCGTCGACGAATCGCTGTTCACCGATGGCCGCCCGGTGTGGGGCGGCCTTGACCTGTCGACCAGGACCGACCTTTCCGCGCTGGTGCTGGCGGCCGAGGACGATCACGGCAACGTGCATCTTTCACCGCGCATCTGGACGCCGGCCGATACGCTGCATGAGCGCGGCCTGCGCGACCGCGCGCCCTACAAGGTCTGGGCCGACCAGGGGTTCATCATTCCGGTGCCGGGCGAGGTGCTGGACTATGACTTCCTGGCTGCCGACGTCGGCGATGTGGCGCGGACCATGGCGATCAGCAAGATTGCCTATGACATGTGGCGCATCGATGTCATGGAGCAGTCGCTGTCGCGGCTCGGCATCATGGTCGACATGAAACCGTTCGGGCAGGGGTACAAAGATATGTCGCCCGCGATCGAGATCTTCGAGCAACTGGTGATCGAAGGGAAGGTCCGGCACGGCGGCCACCCTGTCCTCCGCTGGGCCGTGAGCAATGCCATTGTCGAGCGGGACGCGGCCAACAATCGCAAGCTCACGAAGGCCAAGTCGATCGGCCGCATCGACCCGGTGGTGGCGGCCATCATGGCGGTGGCAGCCGCGAAGTTGCAGACCGACGATGTGCCACTGGATCTAGCCAACTGGCAGTTCTAACCCACCACAATTTGATTTTTCGCAACTTTGCGCGTAGGTTGCGCCATCTTTGGCGACGGTGGGGATTGGTCCCGTAATTCCGGCTGAATCCTTCTGCGGATTTTGGCTCGCCGGATGGAAACCCAGACACAGCAAACAACGAGGAATCGGCCCAGCAAGACCGAGCGCGAAGACGCGTCCGATCGCCGGGACGAGGCTGAGCAAACGCGACAGGGGGCCGCCCGATGACCGACCTTGTCTACCGCGCAGCCGTCCAGTCCACCGCCGATCCCTACGACTACGTGATGTCCGACGAGACCGTCGATCGCATGGGCGACGTCGTGCAGGCCGACGGCTGGGATCTGGCCAGCTTCAAGTCGAACCCGATCGGGCTGCTCAATCACCGGGCCGATGCCATCATCGGCCGCTGGGAAAACGTCCGCGTCGAGGGCAAGCGGCTTTTGGCGCGCTTCGTCTTTGCGGAGGAAGGCACCAGCAAGACCGTCGATGAGGCGCGCAGCCTTTGGCGGCAGAAAATCCTGCGCGGCGCCTCGGTCGGATTCCGCGAGCTCAAGAAGGAAGTTTTGCACAAGGACGCCGACCCGTATGCCGGGCCGTTCCGCTACGTGCAACAGCAATTGCTCGAGTGCAGCCTGGTGTCGGTTCCAGCCAACGCCAACGCGATGCCTCTCCTGCGCAGCTACCACCTCGTCCCTGAAATCTCCCGGCAGATCTTTGGCAAGACCGCATCACAGGATCGGCCGGATTCCCGCGTGACCGCACAATCCCTTTCCAAGGGATCCACGAAAATGAAAACCCCCCTCACCAAGCAGATCGAAAACCAGCAGTCCGAACTGAACCGGCTGCGCGATCAGCTCAACTCGCTTATCACCGCCGAAGACCGCGACGAGGACCAGGAGTCACTCGCCGAGGCACTGCCCGACATGATCGCCGAAGCGACCAAGCAGCTCGAGAAAATGCAGTCGTGGGAGCGGGCACTGGCCCTGCGCACCGCCGCAGAGCCGCAGGAAGACACCGGCAGCAAGCAGGAAGTCGCAGTCGTCGACAACAAGCGGCCGTTTGCCTTGCCGAAGAAGAAGATCGAGCCGGCCGACTATGTATTCCGTGCCGCCGCAGCCTCGCTGCGGGCTTTCAGCCATGGCATGTCCGTCGACCAGGTCATCCGGGAGAACTACGGCAACGACGAAGCCACGCAGATCATCACGCGTGCCGCCGTCAATCCGGCGACCACCACGACAGCCGGTTATGCGTCCGAGCTGGTGCAGGTCGGATGGGGCGCGTTCCTCGACCGGCTGCTCGCTCAATCGGTCTATGGCCCGCTGTCGGCCGCCGGCACCCGCTACGACCTCGGCCGCAACGGCACGCTGAAAGTCCCATATCGTGCATCGACGCCGCAGGCGTCTGGCGCATGGGTGGGTGAAGGCAATCCCAAGCCGGTCAAGAACATCGGCCTGTCGACCGTGACGCTCACGCCGCACAAGCTGAGCTGCATCACGGTCTATACCGAGGAAATGGCCATGTCGTCGGTGCCGGCAATCGAGGGCATCCTGCGCAAGGCCATGGTGGACGACACCCAGGCATCGCTCGACGGCTACCTGATCGACGCGGTGGCGGAATCGGCAATCCGTCCGGCCGGACTCCTGGTCGGCGTGACGCCCATCACCGCATCGGTGCTGACCACCTCGCTCGACAAGATCGTCGCCGACATCAACGCCCTGATCGCACCGATCGAGGCGGCTGGCGGCGGCGGCAATATCGTCCTGTTGATGAACCCGGCACAGGCCCGCAAGATCAACATGGCGGCCACGACGACCGGCCAGTTCGCATTCGGCGGTCCGGGCGAGGCGGCATCGAAGTTCGGCGCAAACCGCATCATCGAATCGACCACGATCACGGCCGGACGCGTGATTGCGGTGGATGCCGACTGGTTCGCCACGGCGACCGGCGACATGCCGCGCTTTGCCGTCAGCAACGAGGCGACCCTGCACATGGAGGATACCACGCCGCTGGCCCTTGGCGTGGCGGGTTCGCCGAACACTGTCGCGGCGCCGATGCGGTCGCTCTACCAGACCGACTCGATCGGCATCCGGCTGTCGCTCTACGTGACCTGGGCGATGGTGCGGACCGCAATGGTGCAGACGATCGCAGCCGTGACTTGGTGATCTAGCCGGAATCCGCCTTCCCGGTCCTCCTCCCCTAGAAGGCGAATAACGACTGCCATCGGCGCCTCAAAGGCCGGTGGCAGTTTCAACAGCAGGAGCAGGTGACATGTCTGAAGACGTTTTGATCGAAGTCACGGCCGGACCAGAAAAGGGCAGCCGCTGGACGGTATCCGATGCCGATGCCAAGGCCGCCATCAAGGACGGCTGGGCGATCGACCCGTTCGCCGAGAAGCCAACAGAGCCGGCCGAGGCCAAGGAAGTGAGCGACGAGGACCGCCAGAAGATCATCGATGCGGCTACCAAGGCCGCGGCGAAACTGCGCGGCGTGACCGACAATGGCGACAAGGACGACAAGAAAACCCGCGCCATGGAGGCCGATGACCCGGCCGAGTATCAGACCAAATCTCACTCTGCTGCCGCGGCAGCCAGGGACAAGAGCAAGAAGTGAGCATCGGCGACACCGTTCTCGGGCTGCTCGGCTGGCCGCGCCGCAGCCTTGAAAGCGGCACGCCCGGCATCGAGGGGCAGCCGAAGCAAGGGCCATGGCTGCTCACCACCGGCCAGCAGCAGGGCTGGTTGCCGGCCGAATTTGGCTATCACAATTTTTGGCAGATGGACTTGGACCCGATTGCCGCGGCCGGTGGCTCGGCAATCGTCGAGGCATGCGTGGCGGCCTATGCGCAGACGATCGCCATGTGCAGCGCAGACCACTGGCGAGCACTGCCGGATGGCGGCCGCGAGCGGGTGACCACCTCGGCGCTGTCGCGGATCCTGCGGCGGCCGAACGACTATCAGTCCCGATCGGACTTCATGCTCAAGCTCGCCGGCGACCTTTATCGCGACGGCAACACGTATGCCTTGGCGCAGAGGAACGACCGTTTCGAGGTCAGCGCGCTGCATCCGTTCGATCCGCGGCAGTCACGGCCGATCGTCTCGGACAGCGGCGAAATCTTCTATGAACTCGCCGGCAACAACGTCATCGAGCCGGGCCGCCGCAACGCCAATGACGCGCGGCTGTTCGGGCTGCCGATGTCGGGGCCTGGCATCATCGTGCCGGCCCGTGACGTGTTGCACGTGAAACTTGAAGCCTGCCGGGCCGAGCCGTTGGTCGGCGTGCCGCCGTCAAGGCATGCGGCCAGCGCCATCGCTGCACAGCGGGCGCTCGGCAACCAGCTCGTCAGCACCTTCGGCAACATGAACCGCCCGGCCGGCATCATCGAGACCGACATGCCGCCACAAGGCGGCGGCGCGCATCTGACGGCGACGCAGACCAGCGACTTCAGGCAGAAATTCAACGAGGCATGGCGCGGCGTCGACAATCTCGGCGGCGGCCCTCCGATCCTGCCTCCCGGCATGAAGTTCAAGGGCGTTTCCATGACGGCGCAGGAGGCCGACGTCGCGGGATCGATCAAGCTCACCCAGGAAGAGATCTTCATGGTTTACGGGGTGCCGCCCGCGATCCTGGGGATGACCGACAAGAGTTCGTTCGCCTCGACCGAGGCGCTGATGCAGTTCTGGCTGTCGCGCACCCTTGGCTTCGCCATGAACCATGTCGAGGTGGCTTTCGATCATTTTTTCGGCCTCAAAAGCTGGCCGGATGAATACATGGCGTTCGATGAC